GATGTTATACCTATGGTTAAGCAATTACTAAAAAAAGGTATGCCCGAAAATAAAATTATTGCTAAAGTCGAAAAAGAACTACATGTAAGACCACGTTATGTTAAACAAGCAATAACAATGGTGCAAGCAGGTATTAACGAAGTACAAACTACACAAGATGATCTTGCAAAAATGAAACAGATAAGTGCAAATGTGCAAAAGGCCAATCAACAGGGTGATGCAGGTGCAGCTATGCAGGCAGGTGCAGAATTAGGAGATATGCTTACAAACAAAGTATATCCAGACATGCTTAAAGTCATAGATAAAATGGTAAGAGAATTAGAAGTTGCATGTAAAAAATATGCTAGTGACCCTAACTGGGCAGAGCAATGCAAACAGCTTCCTCAAATAAAAGCAGATCTAGAAGCTAACAAACGACAAGCAATGAAAAAAGGTATGCCATATGGCAGACAGGACGTAGATGAAGATGCTTCAAAGGGTGCTGCTATTCTAGCAAGAATCGATATGGCACTAGATGGGTCAGGTTTAAAACGTCAAGGATTTGAACTAGTCAAAGACACAAATAGTTTTACTCGCGGTAGTATTACTAGAGAAGCAGAAGCTGCAATTAGAAATTCACTTGCAAAAGCCAAAGCAATGCTTGGCGGAGTAGAACCTGAGGATCCGAAACCTATAATGACTAAAGCAGAATTGGCTAAACAAGAATTCGGAGTCGGAGAAGGCATGTATGAAACTACTTCTTCTAGTATTGCAGTAGCACCTGTTGCTGTAGGTAATACAATGCAAAAACGTAATCCAGATGGTACTGCTGTAAATGCACAAGATCAAAATACAAACTTAATGGGCGGTAAGAAGAAACCGAACAAGAAAAAGAAAGCATAAATACAGTAGTAATTTAAGGAACACACCATGTCAAAGAAATTAAAAGAAAATTTAGCAGATATGGCCGATATGGCCGAACGTGATCACGAAGTACAAATGGCTCGTGCTGAACTTTACAAGTTAGCAAAGTATTCTATCAAATTGCATGATATGCTTAAAGGTGTTTCTGAAGCAGAGGGCCTTGAAGGCTGGGTGCAATCAAAAATTACCAAAGCAGCAGATTACATTTCAAGCGTTTATCATCACTTAGATTACGACATGAACATGGGTGAAGACAAAGAAATATCTGAAAAGGCTGTTAGCAAAAAGCAACAACGTTTTATGGGCATGGTACATGCAGCACAAAAAGGTGAAAAAGCAGCAAGTCCAGAAGTTGCTAAAGTTGCAAAAGATATGAAAAAATCTGATGCTAAAGATTTTGCAAAAACAAAGCATAAGGGACTTCCTGATAAGGTAGCCAATGAAGACTTATACAAAAACTTACTAGGTAAAAAACTATCTGAAGCAAAGGGTGTTTGTTCCGAATGCGGTAATCCAAGTTGGAAAACATTACCAGAAGAAAAGCAAAAAGGTGTTGATGGCAAAGTGTGCTGGAAAGGATACAAGCGTATGGGCACCAAGAAAAAAGGCGGCAAAACAGTTGATAACTGTGTAAAGGCTTAAGGAGTTATTATGGATTTTCACGCACTACAACATAAGCTATTTGAAATAGATCCTAGCGATCCTGCAGAAGATAAAAAGAAACTAATGGCGCAAGCACAAGGCGGTGCCGCATCGGATGTTCCAGCTACTAAGAACTATATAGAAGAAAGCGTTCAAGTTCCTGAAGGATCCCTTCCTTTAGGATTAGATAGTTTATCTGACTTTGCTGCACTTGCAGGTGTTAAAGTTACAGAAGGACAAAAAATGGGCAGTGCAGGACAAGCAAAAGGTAAAGACCCTATGCCGTCTGCTAACAAGCCTACAAAAGGTCCAGAACAAAAACACCCTTTACGTAATAAACTTGTTGGCGAAGACCAAATGCAAATTGGATCAGATTTATTAGATGTAGCAATTACAGCAGGAGAATTTCAAACTTATTTTGGCCGTGCTTGGAAAGAAAAAAATTACGAAACAATGCGTGTGTTACTAGATGATTTACAAAAAGAAATAACACGAGCATACAAGATAATTGATGGCATGCAAAGTAAAGATGTTCCTACTATAGGAAAAGTTGAATCAAAACATAATACAAACATTTCAAGTATTAAAGAAGAACTATACAAAAGACTAAACACAAGATGAGATTATTGCAAGTTATAAATGAAGGTCCAAACTTTAGTGCTTCGGCTAATGTCGGAGGGATACCTGATGACACTGAAGAAACTAAATCCAAAGGACCAAATTTTGGCAATGACACACCGGAATTAGGAGCAGAAGAAGAAACTCCTACAGAACCAAAAAAGATAGAAACCTTAGACGATCTACATGCTAGTTTTACTGCTGAACAATGGTTTAGAATAGCGTATTCTCTAAATTATCCAAAGTTAAAAAATAACCCAAGTTTAGTCGAACGTGCTGCCAAACGTTGGTTAAAGTATTTAGGTCCTGGAGGTTGGGATTATACTGCAAGCGGATATGCTTTATACAGTAACAATATTACCGATTCTAAAGTTCCAGTTACTACATACCAAGCAATTCACGAATACTTTAAAGAAGTATTAGAGAAAAATAAAGATTTAGATTTTGGTGCTGGATCTGGAGAACCTAGTGAAACAGAAATAGGTCCTCAAGATATAGCAGCAATAGCTAAAGATCTACAAAATGCACTTGGTGGTCCAACTAACGACGAAGCAAAAATTTATGACATACTTAAAAAACTAGGAAATGCTAAAAATTGGGAAGCATTAAAAACTGCTTTTGAAAAAACTGCTAAAACTCCATTAGTTGGTAGAATAAACAGCAGATTAGATATAAAGGAAAGACAGAATGTTTATCGCATACTTAAAGGTATAGGCATCGATGAACAAGGATTAGATATTACTCAAGAAGGTGTATCTGAGTTTTCTAGTCTAGTTCCTGGATACAATGACACAGATTTATTTACAAAATATGATACAAGCAGTGATAAAGAAAATGCAAGACAATATCTAATAGAACTATTTAGAGCCTTTGTAGCATCAGGTACTAAACAAGCAGAAATTGAGGCTTGGCTAAGCAGAACTAATACTAATGCTGATGATAGACCGTTACCACAAGAAGAATATCGTAAAAAGATGAAAGAAGATATTCAAAAGCAAGCAGAAGCAGGCGGCATTACTAAAAAAGAAATAGATCAAAAGTTTCAGGCAATGGTAAATTTTGCTAAAGCAAGAATGAAAATAGTACCTAATTAATATGGCATTTTTAGTTCATAACCTTCCACCAATCCCAGTGTATGTAAAAAAAGAATACTTGTACGACCTAGAAAAAGGTCACGGAGAACTTACTCCTGGTATTTGGATAAGCGTAAAAAGCATACAAGGTAAAGCACTATACTTTGAAACACTACTAACAGACTACGGAGCATTATATGATAAATTACCTATCTCAGCTTTCGTTTGGAAAATTGGTCCTAGTGATGACCATTTGCCTTTGGACGTTCTCCAGCTTTGGGATTGCTTCGACTATGATATTACAGTCATCAAAAAACCACTTTTGTCTCGTTGTGAATTCTTTGGCAAAGATAGAAGGATGCATGCCGGAGAATACTGCTTCACAATCGATAATTGTCATACAGACTCTTCCACCCTTGACACCAATTTCAGTGAGCACGATCCCGAGCACAAATCTTTCAACATTATCAAACTCGATAATGGACAATTCGCTGCCCAACCAAACAATCGAGTAATTTGGCGAGATCAAAGTTTAGTTCCCGAGGAAACACAACGTCCAGACTTTAAAGTCTGTACTCAAAACTATACTGTTGAAACAACACCTAAATGGAGTGTTGGACACTCGGAAGAATGGCAGTATCAAACTAAGGAAGAAGAAGGTGACGCCTAGCCATAAAGAAATATGTAGAATTTTTTATATGGTTAAAGGACACCTCGATACTTCAGAAAAGACTATGCTAGAATGTTATGATGGATACATAAGACGTCTTTGGGGTAATCACGAAGCTGTATATCACGAAGACGGTTTTGAAGAAGCATATACAAAAAAATACTTGACAAAATCTAAATAATCACATATAATATACATAAACTAACAGGAGGAACCTATGAGCGACCGTACCTATGGTGCAGAAGAAAAGGCAAAACTAGAACGCCTAGTAAATGAAGGTGTAACAGTACTACAAGAAATTGAAGACTTACAGGCAGGATTAAAAGATACTGTAAAGGCAGTAGCAGAAGAATTAGATATTAAACCAGCTCTTATCAACAAAGCAATTAAGATTGCACAAAAAGGTGATTGGGATCGTGTTGCTGATGAATTTGACGATCTAGAAACACTTGTTGCTACTGTTGGAAGAGACAAGTAATATATGCAAAGAATAAAAGACTTTTGGTTACATAGTTGGCATACAGATAAAATAGCATTTGTATTTGAACTTATAAGTTTTGTATTTACAGTGGGTGCAAGTTTAACACTTGCACTACACGCAGATGCTCCTGACATGCGAATTGTATATCCAGGATTCTTTATTGGTTCATGGACGGCTGTGTATGCGTATTATAGACGCAAACTTGCATGGCCTATGATGCTAACAACATATTTTGGATTTGTAAATGTATTCGGGTTTGGCGTTGCAATGCAATGGTGGTGAATATATAATACATAGAGTCGCTCACTTTAAGAGCATGAAGCAGGCAAGCGTTGGCCTTTAACAACGAGGAGGCAGAATGAGTTACGTAGATGCATATTTTGACAGAGACTCTGACATTATCCGTGTCGTAGAGAGAACAGACGGTAAAAGACGTTATACCGAATATCCAGTAAAATACACATTTTACTATGAAGATCCCCGAGGCAAGTATAAAAGTGTATATGGTGATCCGCTTAGTCGTATTGTTTCTAAGAATACAAAAGACTTCCGTAAAGAACTTGCTATTAACAATTCAAAAAAACTTTTTGAAAGCGACATCAATCCAATCTTTCAATGTTTAAGCGAGCATTATCTGAACCAAGATGCACCTAAACTAAACATTGCATTTTTCGATATTGAGACAGACTTTGATCCAGAAAGAGGCTTTGCGGATCCTAGTGATCCATTTATGCCTATCACTGCTATCACTGTACATTTACAATGGATTGATGCACTTATTACACTAGCACTTCCGCCTAAAACATTAACAATGGAACAGGCAAAAGAAGAATGTAAGGAATGGGGGCAGGATGTTATTTTATTTAATAGCGAAGCAGATATGCTTCAAACATTTCTCGATCTAATTGAAGATTCAGATATCTTAACAGGTTGGAACAGTGAAGGTTATGATATTCCATACACTGTTAATCGTGTAAAGCGTGTGTTGAGCAAGGATGACACAAGACGTTTTTGTTTGTGGGGACAGTTGCCTAAGAAGCGTGAATACGAAAAATATGGGAAACAAGCTGAAACCTATGACCTAATAGGCAGAGTGCATTTAGATAGTTTGGAATTATATCGTAAATACACATATGAAGAAAGACACACTTATCGACTTGATGCCATTGGTGAAATGGAAGTCGGCGAGCGTAAAACTGTTTATGAAGGTACGCTCGATCAACTTTATAACAATGACTTCCGAACGTTTATCGAATACAACAGACAAGACGTTGCACTACTGGACAAGCTGGACAAAAAACTAAGATTTATTGATCTTAGTAACGAACTAGCACATGCAAATACTGTTTTGCTACAGACCACTATGGGTGCTGTTGCTGTTACAGAACAAGCAATTATAAACGAAGCACATCACAGAGGATTGCAAGTTCCTAACAGACCAAAGCGTGACGATGAAAACACACAAGCCGCAGGTGCGTATGTTGCGTTTCCTAAAAAAGGCTTACACAAGTGGATCGGTTCAATGGACTTGAACTCACTGTATCCATCAGTGATTCGTGCATTGAATATGGCTCCAGAAACTATTGTAGGACAGATTCGTCCTGAAATTTCAGAAGCACGTATCCACGAAGATATGACACTTAAGAAAAAGTCTTTTGCAGGCAGTTGGGAAGGACGCTTTGGAACAGAAGAATATGAAGCAGTTATGGAACAACGCAAAGATGTTGCACTAACTGTCGAATGGGAAGATGGTAGAGAAGATGTATTATCAGGTGCTGAAATATATCAATTAATTTTTGATAGCCATCAGCCTTGGATGTTAAGCTCAAATGGAACAATTTTTACACATGAATATGAAGGAGTTATACCAGGACTACTTAAACGCTGGTATGCAGAACGAAAAGACCTACAAAAAATGCTTAAAAAAGCAAAAGACGCAGGCAATGATGCTGAGATTGCATTTTGGGACAAACGGCAACTTGTTAAGAAAATTAATCTTAACTCTCTTTACGGGGCCATTCTTAATCCTGGCTGTAGATTTTTTGACAAACGTATAGGACAATCAACTACACTTACTGGTCGTACTATTGTTAAGCACATGAGTGCTGAAGTTAAT